AAACAGTATTAAGTTACCAATTAGAAAACGTTTTATTGCGAAACTTTTTGATACAAATATGACACTAGACGATTTAATTTATTTTTATAATTATATTTAAAGACTTATATTATATATAATTAATGCCAAATTGGAATATTCTTGTTTTAGATAAATCAGCGTCTATGTTTTCTAAAAAACAAACACTAATAGAAGGTTATAATAATCTTGTAGATGAACAAAAAAAACAAGGCTCTAAAGATAAATTTACTGTTATAGGCTTTAATACAGAAGTTAAAATAATAAAAGATGAATATTTTCCAAATGTATCTGTTATGAACGATAGTGAGTTTAATTGTCAGGGATGTACAGCTCTATTGGATGCTATAGGCATGGTTTATAATACTATAATTGATAATTCCGATTATGATAATATTACTATAACCGTTATTACAGATGGAATGGAAAACTCAAGTAAAATATTTACAGTTGATACACTAAATGATAAGAGAGAAGAAATAGATAAATACTATAAAATTAATTTTTTATTTATAGGTTCAGATATCTCCTGTTTACAGAATAATGTAATGTTACCCCATGTTTCTCAATCTATTAATTATGATGGTAACATTGCACAAGCTATGAAAACCGTATCTAGAACTATGTCAAGTCAACGAGATGGAACAGAATATATTCCAGATGGTATAGTAAATGTTTCCTCAAAGGAAAGTATAGTCCAACAATCAAGTACCGTTCCGCTAGTAAATAAAAGACAACATTCGAGTGTATCCCCTCCATATGTATCAAGATGCGAAAAAATATGCAAACTTGGTTAATTTTCTGTAAGATTACTTAAAATCCTGTATGTATTTCTATTAATTGTTATAAATACCTCTGAATTGTTATTCATAAGTTTCATTATTTTTTTCTCCTCTCTTTTAAATCTTTTTTTCCTGCGTCGCGTACGATGTCTATCTTCTTCCATTACTAACATTTCAAATGCAACATCATGATATTCATTTTCTTCCTCATCATAAGAGTCTTCTTCTTTATCTTCTATTTTATTTCTACAATAAGGACATTCATTTTTTGTGAGCTTATCGTAGCAATTGGAACAAAGAAAATGAATACAAGGCAAAAAATTAATACATTCTAATGTCTTATTTTCCATACATATTCCACATTCAAAAAGTAATAGATTATTGTCTTCCATTAAATCTTAATTAATAATTTTATTTTATTTTATATTAAATAATGTACACATTAATTAGTAATAGCGACTCTAAAAATAATCCAGTATTTATAACTCCTTGGAGTTTAATTCATTTTTTAACCGGTTTTGTAGGAATAATTAATAGTAATTATTTTAATATAGATAAAGAGGTTTCTTTAATTTTTTTATTACTAATACATACTTTATATGAATTTAAAGATTATTACTTTTCTTATGTATACAAGGGACCTAAAAATATAATTTCAGAATGGTCATCATCTAATAGTATATTTAATATATTTGGGGACACCTTGTTTTTTATAATTGGTATGGTTTTATCTATTAATATAAATATAAATAAAAATCAATTAATAATAGTTAATGTATTCTTTATACTAATTTTTATAATTTTATTTACAAATAAAAACTTACATTAACGGCGGCAAGTATAGCTATAATTATTTGGGGTTATTAGTATGGCATATGTAAATTATTTTAATATAAACAAAGACATCGGAATGTTTACATTATTTATTATACATACGTTATACGAAGTCAAAGATTACTTTTTCGTATGTATAAAGGTCCTCAATTTCCATTATAAAAGTGGTCTTCAGATAATAGTATATATAATTGTTTTTGTGATAGTATAGTATTTATATTAAGTATGGTACTTGCTATTAATAAAAATTATTCAATTAGTAAATTAAAAATAATAACAATTTTATTTTTAATATTATTGTATCTATTCGAAACCAACAAAGATATAAATTAACATTTCCATTTTTTATTACAGTTTGTACACGTTACATATGTAGTCATCGGTTCGTCAGCTGATCTAGTTTGCATTTGATAATATACAGTCTTTTTAGATTTACATACATTACATGTAAACATTCCGTCTCCAACTTCTTCTTGTTTAGTTATATGTTTCTTAAGCATATTAATTCTAAGTTCAGACCACAATTCAGGGTGCATATTTTCATGACTAAATGTTGCAATAGAATATGGGTCTACATCACCTGTGAGTATTCTATTTTTAAATACTTCAGAATTAGGCGTATAGCTGATATTTGCTAATATTTTTCTAGCTATTTTTGAATAAATACTAGTAAATATACTATTACTCCATTTAAGAGGAGTATTTTTTTCTTTACACAATTTAATACTTTGATTAAATATACCCTTTTCTATATTTAAAACTATAACATTATTAGTATCTAGACCAAGATACTCAGATGTCTTTTTAATAAATATTTCACGACGATAAGCCATTTACTTTATTTTTATAAGATTATACTATATTTAATTAAAATATGTAATTTTTTCAATTAAAAAAAAATAATTATACACTATAAAACAATGGACAGTGATAAAAATGAAAATGGAGGAGGAAATAATCTTGGCTTGATTATAGGTGTCGGTTCGGTTTTAGTAATTATATTACTTTTACTTTTATTTAATAGTAGTGAAAGTTCGGTTTCTATGGAAATGTTACCAAATAATTTTGGTTTTAGTCTAGAAGATGCTTTTGATATTATGAAATAATTACAAAAAAATAAAGTATTTAAAAATAAAGATTATTATACAAATGTAAATAATGATCAAGCGACTGTTTCTTAATGAGGCTTTCTCTCAGGCACTGAAGTCTGATATGAACTTTAATCATGGCGCTGTTGTAATCTATCGCGGAAGGATAATAGGAAAGGGTTACAACTATTATCTTAATTCTAATTGTAAAGAGAGAGCTTCAATTCATGCAGAAGTTAGTGCAATTAATGATGCAATGAAGAAACTTCCAGTAAATGAACTAAAGAAGTGTGAACTCGTTATAATTAGAGTTAATAATGCAGGTGAATGTATGAACTCAAAGCCTTGTTGTAATTGTGAAAAGTACATTAATAAGTTTTGTTTAAAGAAAGTTTATTACTCTTAATTAATTTAAAAAAATAAGTTAATTTATAACAAATGGACAAAAACATATTAAAGTATATAATAACACCCGCGTCTGCTTTATACATAGGCGATTGGTATTGTTCTTTAGAGTTTGATAAGTTAATAAAAGATGAAATTATAAAAGATCATAAGTGTAAAAGAATTAATTCTTTTGAAGATCTTAAGGCTAATGATATATTAGTTGTATCATGTGCCGAATTTTGTATATTCGTAAAACACATACTAGATAAATTAAAACCAGATATTAAAATTATACTTATTACAATTCAAAATCATCTACATACGTGTACTACAGGTGTATGGCGCCCGCCACGTAGAGATACTCTAACTGATTATGTTTTAAATCATAATAATATAATACACTGGTATAGTCATAATCCTGTATACATATCTAGTAACAAGTATAGTCCTTTTCCATATGGAATACAAATTGATAAAGTTAATGGAATATATGATATTTTTAAACTAATGGATAAAGAAAAACTAAAAAAACACAAGATTAATAGTGTATACAATGGACCAGTTACAGTACATTCACATTTACCATATTATCATATACGTCATAGTGATATTTTCAATAAAAATTTAGAAGAATATCATGAATATATTAGTAATTTAATCGTTTCAAAATATGTTATTTCACCAAAAGGTGATAGAGAAGATTGTTTCAGACATTGGGAAGCATTACTATTAGGTTGCATACCTATTTCAGACATTTCAAAAGACAAATATTATTCATCATTTGGAGATGATATGATATATGACTGTGATGTTAACAAAATGAAAGATTACATCGATGGTAATATAATACCGGAATATACATTTCCAGATAGAAAAAAATTAATGGTTTCATATTGGAAAAATAAAGTAGAAGAAAAGCTTAAATAAACTTTATATATAAGTTTAAAGATACCGTTCATTATTAATTATAACAATGAACCGAGTTGAACAATTGAAGAAGATTCAATCTGACTGTTGTGTTATTTTTGAAAAAAAGAATAAAGATTATGGAGATGCATTTGCTCAACACGGAGTTGTAGGCGTTATGGTAAGAATCTCTGATAAGATGACTCGATTTACTAATATTTCAAAAAATGCTATAAATATTTCAGTTTCAGATGAAACTCTAAAAGATACACTTATGGATCTTCACAATTATGCTGCAATGGCAATAATGCTCCTAGAAGAAAATGAAATATCTATGATCTAAAAATTACATTAAAATATATACTGTAGACCCAATTTAAAAAATAAATTGATACTACAATATATTATGAATACAAAAGAAAATATTACTAATACAGAAAATCTTAGAAAGTTTCACAATTGGATCAAACTTCAATTAATTTTAAAATCTAGTACTAAAAATAGTTTACTCGATATTGCATGTGGAAGAGGAGGAGATCTTATTAAATGGAGTAGAGCAAGAATTAAATATGTTACAGCATTTGATTCCGATGCGCGGGCTTTATATGAAAAAAATCATTTTGATGGAGCAATTAAAAGATACTCTGGTATGAAAAGTCTTCCAATTATGCCAAAAGTTTTCTTTTGGAATATTTCCGCAATTGATCCAAATGTTCTAGAAATTATTAATTCAAAAGATAATGGTAAGATGTATGACATTATCTCATGTCAATTTTCTATGCATTATTTTGTTAAAGAAATTGACACAGTTCTTAATATGATTTCTAAAAAGTTAAATAAAGGCGGTAATTTTATAGGAACTGCTACAGATGGAGATCTTATAAAAGCAACAGGTAATATAGACAATGACATTTTAAAGGTAAATATCATTTCCGAAGAAATGTATACATTTGAATTATTTTCAGGAAATACCGATCGCGAAACCTATTTTCAAATTAATGGGAAGTCTACAGAGTATTTTTTACACAAGAATGTATTAATAGATAAATGCAAAGAATACGGTCTAGAATATGTAAGTATTTTAAACTTTAGCGAATGGATGTCAAAGTATTCGGGTTCAGCATTGTCTCAAAATGAACAAATAGCTAGTTTTCTAAACTTCTCATTCAAATTTGTTAAAGTGTAATTTAGGATGCTTGTTTATTTTGCTTCTTAATGTATTGCTTATAATTGTATATTTCTCTCCAAGATGGTCCAATTCCTGGACATGTTGTAGATCCATATGTATTAGATATTTTAATAAAACTCTCATTAGTATACATTCTAAACTTCTCAGCTTCTTTAATTATCTCTATGTACCTGTCTTGGCAGTTAGCTTCATTTTGAATGGTAATTATTTCTTCAATGTAACTAAGAAGAACTGTCTCAATGAGTCTCCATATATTAGAATATGACATATATTTCTTATTTTTCTTATCAATTTGTTGTATAGATTTCTTCCATTGATCTTTTGTAATATCATTAAGAAGATACTTAATTCGTAGATTTTTAAGCTCTCTTTCTATAGACTCGTCCCTATCAATATTTTGAATTTTCCATTGAGTATGTCTATAAAACATATACATACCTTGGTAAAATGCTATAGTATTTCTTGAGTTTGGAAATAAATTATTAATTATAGTATAAATGGTGCGATCATCAAAATGTTGTCCACAAACTACCTGTACAGGCATTGCAAGTGGATTTCTCTGTATTTCTTGACCTGTTTCGCGCATCCATCTAAAATATTCTGGATTATGATTATATCCGGTCATTTGAGCACC